AGTAAGAGAAGAAAGGTCAGGTGTGTCTAAAATGACACAAGGATTAAATCCTGATGTTTTAACTTCTCATGTTACATCAGGTGCTGTAAGTGCTGCTACCGAGTCAGCTATGCAAAGAGTAGAATTAATAGCTCGTATATTTGCTGAAACAGGTATCAAAGATGTATTTAGATGTATTTATCAGCTAGTACAACGATACGAAGATAGACAAAAAATGTTTTATTTAAATAACAAATTTGTACCTATTGATGTGTCAAGATGGAAAGAAAAATTACATTGTACTGTTAATGTAGGCATTGGTAGTGGAAGTCAACAGACTAAGATGAAAGCTATGTCTAGTATTATGCAAATTTTAAGTGCCTTAGTACAACAAGGTGGAATGGGAACATTGGTATCTCCTGATAATCTTTATAACGCAATAAGTGAATATATTGAACAATCAGGTTATAAAAATGCAGACACATTTATAAGTAATCCTAGAATGATGCCACCTAAACAACCACCACAACCTACGCCTGATGAAAAAATAGCATCACAAAAAGCTATGTTAGAAGTAGAAAAATTAAAATTACAAGCTGCCGAAATGCAGGTTGATGCACAAATAAAACAACAAGAATTAGAAATTAAGAAAACTTCTGCTGCTGTTGACTTGGCTCTTAAACAAAAAGAACTAGAATTAAAACAATCTCAATTAGTTTTAAATGAAAGTGAACTAGAATTAGAACGACAACAAAATAGACCTGTAGGTATAGGACCAAAGTAATGAAAAATTTAACATATACGCCTGATTATAGTTCAGGCAAAAGAAGCACACTTATTAGTAAAAAAATAAAATTATTAAGAAATGAGGGAAAATCTAAAGACCAATCAATAGCTATTGCTTTAAAAATGTACCCTAAATCTAAAAAATTACCATTAGCATGAAAGACTTAAACGAATTGAACACAGAAATAGAATTAATAAAAAAAGATATTTCTGATATCAAAACAAATCATCTACAACATATTGAACGAGATATGAAAGATGTAAAAATAGAAGTGTTTAGATTTAAATACATAGCTTGGACAGCTATTGTTATTTTTATTTTAGCAACAGACAAATTTACTAACTTACTGAGGTTAATATAATGGCATACGGATACGGAAACAAAAAAAGTAACAAAAAAAATAAGAAGAATAAAAAAAATAAGAAGATGGGAAGTTGTTGATGGGAACTAAGACCAAACATTATTTTAAAACAGGCAAAGAATACAAAGGAGCTGTGCATAAAATGCCTAATGGACAAATTCATACAGGCAAAACACATAGCAAAACTTCTAAACAAGTTGTTCACTTTAAAGATTTGTCTGCAAGAGCAAAAAAAAATAAAAAGAAGGCATAATTGGTTAGAATATACAACAAGTCAAATCTAACACATCACGATTTGCAAAAACTTATGTTGAAATACAGAATTTCAATCAATGAGGTATTTTTAAAAACTGGCATACCTGCCAATGAAATGAAAGGATATCTCGCTGGGCGAAGAACTATAACCACATATATTGTGGATAGAATCAAACAGATAGGAGAAGAAAATGACGAAAGAACAGGAAATAAATGATGGTCGTGAAGCAAAGACTATCCTAGAAAATCCTTTAGTTATCAATGCTTTCAATCAAATATTGAATGAAGGTTATCAGCAATGGATTTCAACAAAAGCTACTGAAAAAGAAGAAAGAGAATCACTCTATCATCAACAAATAGCTGCGTTGAAATTTAAACAAGTTTTAGTCAACACTATGGAAAATGGTAAAATACTAGAACAAGAAAACAAGGAGAAGAAAAATGGCTAAAATACCTAATAAAACTACTCCACAAGAAAATATACCAGTACAAGAAAGTACAAATAAAGGAATTCCTGTGACTGATGTAGCGTCAGCACAGGCAGCACTAATGGCTCAATTACAGACTCCTACTAAAGAGCAACCTGTAGAGGAAGAAGTGCAAACAGAAGCAGAGGAAAATGCTCCTGAACAGGCAATGGAAAATGCCGAATCAGTTGAAGAAGTTACAGATGATTCAGAAGAATTAACTGTTAACGATTTAGTTGAAGATACACAGGCAGAAGAAACGGAAGAAACTTCAACATATACTGTCAAAGTTGATGGTAAAGATGTAGAAGTTACTCTTGACGAGCTTATGAATGGGTATAGCAGACAAGCTGATTACACACGCAAAAGTCAAGTATTGGCAGAACAAAGGCAAAAAGCTGATCAAGAATTAGCAGCCACTCAACAAGAAAGACAGCGATACATTTCTCAACTTGAACAATTAAAAACACAATCAGACAAACAAATTGACGAATTTAAAGATGTCGATTGGGTTAAACTCAAGTCAGAAGATCCAATGGAATACATGACCAAAAGAGATCAATATAGAGAACTTCAAGAAAATAAAAGATTAATTGCTGAAGAACAGCAAAATCTTCAAAAGAAACAACAAGAAGAAGCAGCACAACATTGGCAGCAAGAATTGTCAAAACAACAAGAACTTGTAGCACAAAAACTTCCTGATTGGACAGACCCAACGAAAGGACCAAAATTAAAACAGGCAATTAAAACTTTCGCTATAACAAAGGGTTTTTCTGAACAAGAGGTTAATGCACTTATAGACGCAAGG